CCTCTATTCTTGCCTGACTCTGGGATCCAAAGCAACCCCAATTCGAGAGTCGGAGCAGCTTGATGTGCACGACTGACCTTGTCTGCTGCTCCGGGGTTGTAGGAGACAACTGGCACTTTGGCCAGACGCAGATCTTGAATGAGCGATTGACCAGAGGCTTTGGCCTCAACCAACACCCTGTCCGGACGTCTCGCCCGATGGTGGGGAGATTCCTTGGTCATTCCGCCATACTCAGTCTGCCAGTCCTTAATGGCCTTGGTGCGCAGATCAGGGTAGGACAGATGCTCGTCCCAAGCGTCAATGAGCATGGCATTGCGTTCACCGTTGTAGGTGAAGATTGCCCAGACAGTGCAGGCAGTCGGGTCGCCTGATGTCTTCTCAGTGAATGCACAGTCGTAGGACTGCAGGATGTATTCAAATGTCGGCAGACCTTTCTCAGAAGGCCAAAGGTTGAAGAACTTAGTCTTGAGGATGCCGCCCTCAGACGGTGTCGGATCTTGCTGGAGCTGTCCGGCAGTTCCATAGGCACCCAGCGATTGCTTCAGCGAAGCGATTTCTTTCTCGCCGAATCGGTCAGGGCAGATCAGCTCGCCGACCTTGGTGCGGGGATCGTATGGTCCTAGGACAGTCTTGCGCTTTTTGCCATCCCACTCTGCCGGAATGCAGATATGCTCCCAGCCACCGATCTCGTTGAGCACCAAGCCGCTGACGTCTCGCTCATGGAGACGCTGCATGACGGTGACCATCGCATCGCGCTTAGGGTCGTTGAGTCGGGTCGACCAGACCATGTTGAACCATTCAATGGCCGACTCACGCATGACGTCAGACTGTGCCTCTTGCGCCGAGTGCGGGTCGTCCAGGATCAGGCGCGATCCGCCTTCACCAGTCGCCGTTCCGCCAACGGACGTCGCGATGCGGTAGCCCGTTTTGTCGTTCTCGAATCGCTGCTTGGCGTTCTGGTCGCCCGCCAGATTGAACAGATGGCCCCAACGCTCCTGATACCAAGGCGACTGGACCAACCGGCGCGCTTTGAGATTGTCTCGTATCGACAGCGTCGACGAGTAGGATGCGCAAAGGTATTTGTGCTGTGGGGTCGTCAGCCACTCCCACATCGGCCACATGACGCTGACGATGGTTGACTTTGAATGGCGCGGCGGAATGTTGATCAGCAGCCTTCTGATCTCGCCTGCAGTCACTGCCTCGAGATGCTCGCAGATCTCTTCAATGTGCCAAGACGGGATGAACTCAATGCCCGGTTCGACCACATGCCAAGATTGTTTGACGAATTCGTACAACGATGCTGATGCAGCCCTGCGGTCTCGCTCGCGCTTGATCATGTCGAGCATGACTGCTGGGCTGAGAGGAGCGTTCATTCGGTGCCCACAGCTTTCGTCAGCATCTTCTGCATGGCCAATAGCTCATCGTCGTTCAACCCTTTTAGATTGAGCGAGGCGATTGCGATCGGTCCGCCGCCTTCGCCAGTGTGCTCCTGAACGACCTTGTCGCCGTACTTGCGCGGTGCGATCTTGGCTGCGTGCCATCGCCGAGCGTCCATGCGGTTGCGCGCCCGGTTGTTGTCGGTCTCGGTGTCAGAGATCTCAACAGTCTGGTCCGCGAAATAATCGGCCTGAATTTGACGAGCTCGCGCGTATTTTTTGTAAAGCTCTTCCGAGCTTTGCGCCCAATTCATGAACACGCAATAGTCAGGCTGATTCTCTTCTTTCAGGATTCGAGTAAGAGTTTCACCATTGGCCATTCTGACCAAAATGCCATCAAAGACTTCGAGATCTATCTCTTTGCTGACGTACCCACTCGATTGCGCTTTGGGAAGGCGACCCACTGCCAACTCCTATTGCCACGATGTGATGAAGAGATTATCTCCTCACCATGAGGCAAAAGAAAGCTCTTATTTGGATTTGGTCTCCATTGTGCTCAGCATATACCTGATCAATTCTCGCAAACTGCCAGAAAAGTTCCTCTTGTTAGGGGAAACCTCTTCCAAATTCCGAATGTCAAAGCCAGCTGACCAATTGGCAATTTTGTCACCTCGGGCAACAAACAACCTTTCTGGCACATTGCCTTTTCCGACACCAAACAAGAACAGTGACAGAACATCATGCGCAGCAAGATTGCGATGCCAGTTTATCTGAGGCGGTCTGATCTCAGACGAGCAAAGAATGCCATCACTCAGGTCTGCAACCTTCAACTCAATCGGCACCAGCTTTCCATCAACAACGATTTGGATGTCAGGTATTCCGACACTCGACCCAAGCCTCGGTTCATAAGACTCGATCCAACCATCCCAGTTGTCACGAATCCATTTCTTCATATGGGTTGTTTCGCGCATTTTCCATTTCCATTCGTTACACCGATTTCCCTAACTCCCCTTCTATTTACTCTCTCTCTCTCTTTCTATAGAAAGTACCCTAGATTCAGGAGAGGAATGGAAATGGAAAATGTGGAAGGAAACTATTTTATATTTGTTTTCCTTCGTGTTTTCGTTTCGCATTCCACCAGTGAGCAAATAGAAAAGAAAACAGAACTCCCTGTAAAAGAAAACAAGAAGCCCATTTTCACCGTCTCTAGCCGATTGTAATACGCGCCGCCAAACCTAAAGCTAGAGCGATCGAGAACATGACCATGAACGCTGCAAAACTGACCGCAACGACCATCGTCACCCACTCCGCCCACCAAGCAGCCAGTGCCTTACCGCGCACCGACGCGAGATAATCTTTCATTTTCCCGATCATCCTTCGACCCTCTTCCATCAACCAAGTTTCTTGGAGCATCCGAACAGTGCACCGATCATCCCGACGACGACTATCGCAATCCTCAATCTGACTAACACCAAGTATATCAGCCGGATGTGCATCAAGACCCCATTTCCGATTTGCCTTTAGCCAATTCAAAACAACCAGCACACATCGTCTTTTGCCCATTGCGCAGGTGCTGCCCTTTTATGACAACAATCTCCCCGCACATACAGGCGCATTCAAACATCGCGCTTTTGCGCCGCCCCAGACCATCACTTTTCACATAGCGGATGACGTGCAGCTGACCATAAATTTTGCCTGTTTCATCAATGAACTCAGGCTTTTGTTTGAGATGAGATGGGAGCCAGTTGCGGTCACTCACCTCTTTTTCTCCAACTCATGTTCACAAGATCATCGCTCATTTTTATTTTTCCTTTTCTGCTCAAGATGGCCAACCACAACAAACACCAGCATCAGCACAGCAGGCAAAAACAAAAAGAGTGTCACAGCGACAACAAACGGATCGATCATATCAAGCCCTCCAATGCCAACTGTTTTACTTTCATGCAAACTGCCGAATTGTTGCGGTCTTTGACTTCTTCATAGATCTTTTGCAGCGCGATGATTGCATCGCTGGGTGGCGGAGCATTGCTCGCTCGGCCAAAAGTGAAATTGCTGTCAGCGCGCACATCCTGATTGCGATAGGCCCAGCACTCTCCATTTTCGCCGAAACAAACCCAGACCAAGTCATACTCTGGCCCATAGTCGATCAATATTTGAGCCATCGCCTTGCCTTTGGGCGTTTGCATAGGGATTGGCGGATTGAGTTGGAGCAGCATCACATCCTCGTTTCGAAAATGTCGTTGGGTTGTTTCATCATCGTCCGCAGATCATCAAACAGCGCACTCTTGCGCTCTTTCAGCTCCTCGCCTGAAACCTCCGCCGGACGTATCAAGCTCGCAGCATTCTTGATCACCTTTATTGAGTGCTTGTTCTTCAATTGCTCATAGGCTGACTTGTTCATGGCTGCCAGCTGCAACCGGCCACCGATCAAGAACCTCTCATCATACCATATTGCGCCAGACTCTTTCATCGCCTTACGCAGCTCGAGGTCGGAATCGTAAACCTTGCCCTGCACAGCCTGCCGAACCCACCCGACGATGTCTTTCATCGTGAGGACCACCGGCTCCCCCCGGCGATTGAGTGCCTCAGCGAGCTCCGCTGCCTCCTGCTGGCCTTCTGTGCGGGAGGCGACGATAAGCTCTTTCTTGCGCTCGGTCATTGGCGCGGGCTGACCTTTCTGGACATATTCCCTGAAGTTCTCGGCCCAATAGCGGATGATGTTCAGGCCACCACTCTTCAGCCAGTTGTGGAAATCTTCAAACTTCTCACGCGGCCATTTGTCCTCAGTCACCTCGGGATAGAACCAGCGACGATCGTCCTCTTCAATACGGAGCGCGCGCATAGAGTTGGAGCATGCAAAAACATGGCACCAATTCTCGATTGTGTAGGACCGCTGATATTTCTCGTTCACCTCAATTTCACGATCGGTGATGGCGGACTTCAACTTGTTGTAGGCTTTCCAGCTGTGACCGGAGTAGATCTCGTTCACCACGCACAGTCGTTTGTTGGCGAGCCAGCCGTTGAATTCAGACTGCACGATTTGGCTCTCCGTCGGGTAGCCCACGTTCTGAGTGCCGACCAGCGGAGCAAGTATTGAGCTGCCGAGGGTCGTCTTGCCGACACCTTGACGCTCGCTGACGAGCAAAAGCCCATACTC